GTAGCTATTAGCGTGAATAGCCTCTATGCATATCCTCAAACCACACAGGAATTGCTGGATTGGTCAGACTTTGACGTTGCTGGCTGGTTATCATCAGAAATCACTGCAGAGTCTGTACTGAAAGAAGAGGCGGCATTCTGGAACGGTGATGGCACCAAGAAACCAAAAGGTTTACTTACCTATACTCGCTCTGCAAGTAATGATAGTTCTCGAACATTTGGTCAGTTGCAGGAAGTTACCAGCGCAGCATCAGGGGTAATCGATTTTGATGATCTGATTACTTTCTATCACAGTCTTGCTATCGCTTATCGTCCGGGCGGTAAATTCTATCTTTCAGACACAATGGCAATGACCCTACGTAAACTGAAAAACAATCAGGATGAGTATATTTGGCGTGATAGTGTTCAAGAAGGCCAGCCGACTACGTTACTTGGTAAACCGGTAGTGATTTCAGACCAGGTACCAGATGATGAAGTGGTATTTGGTGATCTGGCTCTAGCCTATTACGTTATCGACCACAGCACTGGCACTCGTTTAATCCGTGACAACATTACTAAACCCGGTTTCGTTAAGATGCTGGCAACCCGTTATGTTGGTGGCGGTTTGGTTGATAGTAATGCTATCAAGATTCTCAAAGCGGCTGCATAGGTGATGCTATGGAGTGTCGTTCAATATCCAGTGTGTCGGTCGATGGTCGAAAGATCGTCGGTCGCCCTATTATTTATGGTGCCCAGTCTGAGAATTTAGGGGGCTTTACTGAGGTTATCGCCACAGGTGCTTTTAAAGAGTCTGTATCTGGTGATATTCGAGCCTTAGTAGAGCATATACCTCATTTACTGTTGGGCCGTACTCAGTCCGGTACACTTCGCATTGCCGAAGATAGCACCGGTATCACTATTGAAATTGACCCGCCTGATACACAAGCTGCCCGTGATCTAATGGTATCAATACAACGTGGTGATATTAGCGGAATGTCGTTTGGTTTTACTGTTCCTGCTGGTGGTGATTCATGGGACTACACAAAGGCTCTTGCGCTTAGAACGGTGAATAAAGCCGTACTGCATGAAATCACAATTACCAGTAATCCCGCTTATAGGAATACTGAAGTAGCTTTACGCAATCTTCATAATAACCAACCCCAGCTTTCAGCATTCCGTCAATATTTCGCATTGCAGGAGGTGTTGTAATGTTCGGGTTATTTAAACGCAGCAATCCTAATAGCAATTGGAGCTTACTACAGTCCCTTGGCTTTGGTGTAGAAACGTCTTCTGGCAAAACAGTTAACGCTGAAACGGCACAGTCTTTACCAGCTGTGTATTGCGCTGTCTCTACGATTGCTGAGGCGATAGCCAGCCTGCCTATTCATATCTATCAAAAGCGTGACAACAATGAACGAGAGCGTGTCCAGGAGCATTATTTGGATAAGCTGTTAAACCGTAAACCAAACGGCTACCAGACTAGCTATGATTTCATGATTGCCTTAATGCGTTCAATCCTATTAAGAGGTAATGGTTACGCTTATATAGACTATGACAGGGCTGGCAGAGTGGCAGGTTTACACTGGCTTCACCCTGACTCTGTGATAATCAAAAAGCTATCAACGAAGCGGATTGGTTATCAGGTTGCTTTTGACAATGGCGATACTCAAAACTTGCTTCAAGAGCAGATCTTACATATCAAATATCACAGTGATGATGGCATAACCGGTAAAAGCCCTATCCAGGTATGTCGTGAGTCTATCGGTTTGGGACTGGCTCAACAGGAATTCGGAGCTGTAACATTTAAAAACTCAGCCAGACCGTCAGGCATTTTAACTACTGACAATGAGTTTAGTGACAAGGGTAATGCTATTAAGCGTCTTAGTGACGAATGGAATAGTAAATTCAGTGGGTCAAAAAATGTAGGCAAAACGCCAATTCTTGAAAATGGTCTCAAATGGCAAAGTATTAGTCTCAGTAATGTCGATGCTGAATGGTTAGAGAGCCGTAACTTCAGTGTTGTTGATGTGGCTCGTATGTTTAAGCTGAGTCCTATCTTTTTGATGGATTACTCACACAGTACATTCAACAATCACAGTGAGGCCCAACGTTCATTTCTGTCTCAATCCCTACGTCCATGGCTCACAAATATACAAAGTGCACTGAATGATTGTCTCGTTTCGGAAAGAAATAGTCTCAGGATTAACATTGAATTTGAGACCAAAGATCTGTTACGTGGCTCTACGGCTGAACGCTTTGAAGTCTACGATACAGCTATTCGCAATGGCATCATGAATCCCAATGAATGCAGAAGAGCAGAGAATTTAGCGCCAAGAGAAGGTGGTGATGAGTATTCTCAGTCATGGATACAAAAAGGCCAGGTTGAACCCAACGGGGGGGAGGTTGATGAATAATCAAGAACACCCAACCATCCCCGCTTTGGTCGTTTGTACCCAAATTGGACCGGCATTTTTTCCCCACCATCATTAAGAGGCCGCTATGAAAGCCCCTGACTATGTGAAAACAACATTAGAAAAGCGCTACTGGCGCAAGCTTTTAGCTGTTCTGCAAGAACGCGGTACTCCGGTGCAAGCTATCGATCATTATGCTCTTGGCATGCTAGCCTGCAATCTTGCAACAGTGGAAGAATGCCGGGAAGATTTAAGAGAAAACGGTATTCATGTAGAGGTATCTGGTGATCGCGGCCATATCGTCAGAAAACGTAATCCCTCATTTGACTTGCTGAAAGAGTCTCAGGCTCAAGTTAAACATTACTTGTCACAGTTTAAAATGAGCCCAGCAAGCCGTGGCGTTGAACTATCTGGTCAGTCACTATCCGGAGATGACTGGGATTTGCTCTAAAAGCCTAGAGACTTTATATCGGGAGATTTAGTAGTAGCTACATTCCCGATATTTAGAATTATTTCGTTTGAGAATCCTGTATTAATTCGGATTATTGATACCTGAATGTCGTTGTCAATAGGCCACTTAAGTATACCTGACATACCGGAGTCCTGTTTTTGCGGCAATCCAAAATTCTCTCTGACCGCATCAATAAGACTTGAATAATCGTCGCTGTCAAAGTAAATCGCAACAGATGATAATTGGTTGTTGGAGCCAAAGCCGTAATTGATAACTTCCTTATTACGCTTTATTGAGAGGACTTCTTTGGAGCTAATCAGTTTATAGTATGTTTCTTTTCCAAAAACCTCTTTCTTTCCATTAGGGTGAACGTCTTTAACTTGTTCGATAGTCATCCCCCAGGTAACGTTAAATAATCCGTCACCGAAAACATCCCTGATATTTCCTGCGAAACAGCGACTACTGTTCAAAGTTGTCAAAAGTATTAAAACAAAAAATATTTTCATCGAATAAATCACTCAGGGCAAGATCACGAACATAAATTAGCCAAATGAGTTTCCAGTCAGCATAAAACATGGACGAATAAGGCTGTCTGTGATCTTATACTCTCTTTTGTGGAGAGAGTCATGAATACAGGGGCATTTGAACGATTTTTTGGTGACTTAGAAGATCCTCGTCAGTCAGCTAAGGTGGCACATTTATTCTCTGATATTTTGTTTCTGCTGGTCTGCGCATCGATCGCAGGTGCCAAGGGCTGGGAAGAGATTGAAGACTTTGGTGATTTGCACTTTAAATGGTTTACTGACAAAGGCTTGTTCAAGAATGGTTTACCAGTGCATGATACTATCGCTCGTGTGGTATCCAGAGTAGATACGGAGCAATTTCAGCGTTGTTTTATTGATTGGATGAAGTCCGTTACCGAATTATCAGACGGAGAACTGATAGCCATAGACGGAAAGCGACTTTGTGGCTCATACAACCGTGAAGACCGGCAATCAGCCATCCACATGGTGAACGCCTTTGCCACCGAAAACAACGTGGTGCTAGGCCAGGTCAAAACACAAAGCAAGTCGAATGAAGTGACGGCCATCCCCGCGTTACTTCAGCTTTTAGACATCAAGGGTTGCCTCATATCAATTGATGCTATGGGTTGCCAGACTGCAATTGCAGAGCAAATTGTCGATAGCGGCGGCGATTATCTGCTTGCCCTGAAAGGGAATCAAAAAGACCTGTTTGACGCGGTGCGAAAGGCGCTTGCCGGTTGCGTGAATGACGAAGTGATTTGCATGGAAAAAAACCATGGTCGCAGCGAAGCGAGAGCTTATCATGTCATGGATGCGACGGAGTTATCGAGCAACTTCCCACAGTGGAAAGGGCTGAAAAGTATGGGCGTCGCACTGGGCTACCGGCAGCTAAAAAATGGGAAAGCCTCCCTTGAGTACCGGTATTACATCAGCTCAGCGGCGTTAACCAAAGCCCGCTTTGCTAATGCAGTACGTAGTCATTGGGCGGTGGAAAATAGTTTGCATTGGGTGCTGGATGTATCAATGAAGGAAGACCAATGTCAGATATACCGAGGCAATGCCGCAGAGGTGTTGTCAGGCGCAAGAAAAATGGCACTCAATATGCTGCGGGCCGAAACAACAAGACAAGTTAGCATTCCGCGTAAACAGAAGCGTGCTCATGGTAGCACTGATTACCTGGAGCAGGTATTAACAGCTGGATTAGCAGCGCTGAGCAAAAATTAAACACTCATGCTCTTGCCCTGATAAATCACTATATTATTGTAATTGAGATATTTTTTTAGATACTACAAGTCTAAAGCACTCAAGATACAATGCACAGATTAAGTCTGTAACAAGGATAATACATGGATGATTTAAATGAAAAGTTTATTCGTTGCGCTCAGGACGTTATTGGCTTGATGAAGGCCGTTGACCATAGCGTTGTCTTACTGGAAAAGGAGTTTAGAAGGCGTTTTATAGGGGAGCGTTTTGAATATTATGAGGTTGAGAAAGTAGATGAGTATAAATACACCGCTGGTAAATTTCACAGAGATATGGCTGGGTTTAAATCATCGTATGAACTTAACTTATTTTTACTGGAGAGCAACCTTGTTCCAAAGGGAAAGGTTACTGATGATAAAGGGGAAATAATAC